AGGGTATTGAAGAATCGTTTCTGTGGAACCACTGGTAAAGCCTGTGCGTTACTGTATAATGGGGACACCGGACGTATGAAAGAGATTGATGAGGAGGCGTTATGACCACTCAAACGTGTTGGATGTGTCAGGTAGAGAAAGACCTTTCAGAGTTTCATTCCGATAAAAGCAGGCCGCTTGGTGTGGATAACAAGTGCAGGCAATGTCAGATAAAGAAAGATCGTAGGCGTATGTTCGTTAACGGTAAAGAAGTTTCTAAAAAGCATCCTCTTTACAAGCCCGGTAGATATAAAACATTAGACGATGCTTGGAGTCATTGTGAGATTGATGACCGTAGCAGGGAAGGCGATGTATACATTATTCGTAACATGGTATGGGAGAATTGGTACAAAGTTGGTAAAGCTGTAAATGCTGAAGATCGACTCAATGGTTATCAAACCTCTTCACCATTTCGTGATTATGTGTTATGCTATTCAGAACATTTCGATGATAGGCATCAAGCAGAGAGTGAAATTCACAGACTGTTAGAGAAACATCCTAAATGCCATGATCGTAAAGGTGAATGGTTTAAGACTTACGTCCCTGTAATACAAGAGGTTATGAATGAATACCGCAACCAAACAGCTAGTGTTGGATATCGAGACGAACAGTGTCCACAGCACGATTTGGCTTTGTGTAACACAGGATGTTAGGACAGGAGTAATTGAATGTCATACAGATCCGTCAACTCTAGCGCCACTGGTAAAGGAATACGATCAAATCATCGGTCACAACTTAATTGGTTTCGATGCTCCAGTGTTGCGGAAAGTTTGGAACATTGGGATACCGAAATCGAAAGCGGTAGACACGTTGATACTTTCAAGACTTTTGAATCCACAGGTAGACGGCGGTCACAGCCTCAAAGCATGGGGTCAGCGTCTTGGGAATCAGAAGATTGATTTTGCCTTTGAGGACTTTGACAGTGGACTTACTGAAGAAATGCAAGAGTATTGCATCCAAGATGTTAAACTCACTTGTGAGCTTTACAAGTACCTTATGCACAGTTTTAAGGACTGGAAAGATGCCACGCAGAGTATATTACTGGAACACGAGATCGCAGTTATCTGCAAACGACAGGAAGACAACGGTTTCAAACTGGATGTTAGTAATGCTGAGACTCTTCGTGCTGAACTGTCGGATCGAATGGGTATTATTGAAGACGAGGTGCAGTCAGTATTCCCGCCGATTGTCGAAGAGCGTTGGTCAGAAAAGACTGGTAAAAGACTGAAGGACAAAGTCACAATCTTCAATCTTGCATCACGCAAACAAATCAGTGAAAGGCTGATGACTCTTGGATGGAAGCCAACAAAGCATACTGAAAAAGGCCAGCCTATCGTTGATGAAGGTACATTGAAAGGAATCGATATACCTGAAGCACAGCTCATCGCTGAGTATCTAATGCTTCAAAAACGTGTCGGTCTAATCGACTCATGGCTCAAACATGTCGATAAAACTGACAATCGTGTACATGGAGGTATTATCACTAACGGAGCTGTTACCGGACGTATGACACATCGTAATCCCAATCTGGGACAGGTGCCAAGCGTTAACAGCCCCTACGGTGTAGAGTGCCGTAAACTATTCACTGTCGATGACGGCAATGTATTAGTTGGCACAGATCTTGCAGGTATTGAGCTACGGTGTCTTGCACATTACATGCAGGATGACGAGTGGACAGAGGAACTATTAAATGGCGATATCCATCAGAAGAATGCCGATGCCGCAGGTATCACTAGGCCGCAGGCCAAAACCCTCATCTACGCCACTCTCTATGGAGCCGGGCCATCAAAAGTTGGTAGTATCGTTGGCGGAGGTGCGAAAGAAGGGAACGAAGTATTGCATCGTTTTTATTCTAACACGCCTAAGCTACGACAACTTATGGAAAAAGTGCAGAAAGTGGCGAGTAAAAGCTATGTACCGGGCTTGGATGGTAGAAGAATATTGGTTAGATCTGAGCATGCGGCACTCAACAGCCTCCTGCAGGGCTGTGGAGCTATTATTGCCAAACAGTGGGCTATTGAAGCGCACAAAGCGTTCAAGGAAAGACAGATACCTGTTAGACAGGTTGCGTTCGTCCAGGACGAAATACAAATTGAAACAGCGGAGAGATATGGTGAAGACGTTGCACAGATCATGTGCGATGCGGCCTCACAAGCCGGGATTACCTTGGGCTTTCGATGCCCAGTAGATGCCGAATCAAAAATCGGTAAAAATTGGTTTGATACTCATTAAGAGTATGGTATAATATTACTTTAGTCACCAAAGAGGACAATGACTATGAATGACACTACTAAAGTTAAAATCAAAGCCGACGTCATGTGGGCTTACATGGATCGTAAGAACGAGATGTCTAACAAGTACCAAGTTGACTTGTGCAATCTCTCCGATTCTGCTGTCTCTGCCTTAGAGTCTATGGGGCTGGCAGTGGGTCAAAAAGAAGGCAAGGGATATTTCATCACTTGTAAATCTAACAACCCTATCCGTGCATATGACGGCAATGGCGAAGTCATTGAAGGGATTGGCATCGGTAACGGCTCACAGTCTGTTGCGCTTGTTGGGTTCTATGATTGGAACTGGAAGAACAAGGCTGGACGCAGTCCGTCACTCAAGAAACTCGTAGTCACTGAGTTGGTTTCGTATGAAGGCGATGCCTCTGACGAGCCTGTCTCAATGGATGACGACGAGATCTTGTAATGCAACATGCCCTTATTGATGCAGATATTCTGAACTACCGTATTGGGTTCGCATGCAATGAGGAATCTGAGAGTGTTGCCATCACTACGATGGCTCACTTCTTGGAAGACTTGCTGTTACTAGACCTAACTGACGTTCAGACATGGGAACTTCACCTAACTGGTAAAGAAAATTTCCGTAATGACATTGCTGTCACTGCACCATACAAGGGCAATCGCAAGTCAGAAAAGCCAGTACATTACCATCTGTTACGGGAATACTTAGTTGACGCATGGGCGGCCACAGTGTCACAAGGTATCGAAGCAGATGATATGTTGGCTATCCGGGCGACTGAGCTAGGAGAGTCTAGCGTGATCGTGAGCCTTGACAAAGACCTCGATCAAGTCCCCGGCTGGCATTATAATTTTTCTAAGAAATCGCTTTATCATATTGATCCTGCTGAGGGTTTGCTGAAGTTCTACAAGCAAATGCTAACAGGGGATCGTGTTGATAATATTGTTGGTGTACGTGGTATCGGTGAGGTGAAAGCTGAAAAGCTTTTAAAAGACAAGAACGAACAGGAGATGTGGGAAACCTGTGTCGAGCTGTTAGGCTACGACAGAGCTGTTGAAAACGGACACCTGTTGTACATGTTGAGACACAAGGATGATACGTTCACACCGCCGCAGGAACTTTGTACACAAACACCATGCGAAGTTTAACCAAGCAAGGGTCTACAAAGACCGCAAGAAAGAAGACAAAAAAGGCTACACGAAGCACAGGAATCAGCCCACAATCAGCGAAAGCGAAGGGTAGGAGACTCCAACAGGCCGTTAGAGATTCTATCCTTTCTGCTTTCCCTACGTTAGAGCCTGATGATGTACGTAGTACATCTATGGGAGCTGGTGGTGAAGATGTGCAGTTATCACCGGCGGCTAGAAAGCTGATGCCATACTGCATCGAGTGTAAAAGTTTAGCTAAGATTTCAATTTACAAGCACTACGAACAAGCGACAGGACACGGAGACTATGAACCTTTACTCGTCCTAAAGCAGGACAGAGCGAAGCCTCTCGCTGTTGTAGACTTGGAACACTTTATGGAGCTGGTAAAGAAATGATTGACTTGAAGGAAATGGCTAAAGAGTTTCATGCAGACTTTGCAAGGGATCATCAAGTTGGCGGTGATCACTATCTTAAACTTTCTATCCAACCTTGGGATGCAATGGAGTGTTGGCTAACAGAGGAAGAGTTTAAAGGTTTCCTAAAAGGCAACATTATCAAGTACATCGCTCGATGTGATCACAAAGGCGGTAGAATTGACATCGAAAAGATCCGGCAGTATGTTGACAAACTGCTTGAGTTGTATTAAAATGGATGGTTCCGCATGTCGTTGACGATAGAAGAACTCAAAGAAAAACTGAAACAGTTAGACGAGGTTTCCCTTGTAGAGCTGTTAGAGCTAACCGCTGAAGACATCATTAACAGGTGTGCGGATTTAATTGAAGAACAATACGAAACTCTGGAGAGCCAATTCGATGACACAATACCTTGGGATAACGATTGATTATGAACGAGATAGTCGCCTCAGTGAACAAGCTATTAAGCTCATGCAAGACTACTATATGTTTGAGCATGAAGAAAGTCCTCAACAAAGTTTTGCAAGGGCTTCGGTTGCCTATTGTGGCGGTGATCTCGATCTTGCTCAACGTGTTTATGATTATGCTTCGAAGGGTTGGTTTATGTTTGCGTCACCTGTGCTTTCGAACGCACCTGACGATGCACGAAACAATCGGGGCTTGCCTATTAGTTGTTTCCTTA